TTAGAAAATATCGATGAAACCACGCTCAGAGAAAAAATAAGCGAAGCCGTATATATAGCAGTCACAGAACCTCTGAAGAAGAAAGGACAATAACACATGGCAGGGATAGATGATGAGCTGAGGGTTATGTTCAAGAACTTTGCAGAGAATACCAAACAAACCGAGTCAGACCTTGAATTACTGGACGATGTTATCGATGATGTTGTTGCTTATGTAGCCACCCAACAGCAGGAGTTACTTGATAGGGTGATGGGGGAAGTCATTGGTGAAGATCAAAAAGCTGTTAGGGACGCTCCTGAAATAGAAAAGCTACTCCACAATAGTAAACGTCGAATCGACCACCGTAATCAACTTCGTGAACAACAGCGTTCAGCAATCAAAAAGATACAGGGGGAACTCAAGTGAGTAAGACAGAAAACGAATACGCTAGTTTGAAATACCCAGGCGGAGCTTACAAGGGGTACGCTTTTAACGAAGGTACTCAAATAGAAACACTGCATAAATCCGCTTGGGATAAAGTGAAAGACATCGACAGAAAAACAGCAATTACTAAGGTCGAACATCTATACGGCAGAAACGTTTATCACCTAGAGAGTTCAGCCGTTGAAGGACTGCACGAATTTGAAAAGTTGGTACTAGCAAACGGTAGCCCGATACCTTTCGGTGGTTCTATACAAGGCAACAAAGCGGAGATATACAATGACTGAACCTGGGACAAATAACGCAATCAAAAAGATTAGAGAGGAGTTGTAGTATGAGGGAAATACGTTTTAGGGCGTGGCTACCTGATGAAAACAGGTTTGGTATCACTGGAGATATGTACATACTCTCTGGTTTTATAGCGGGATTACATATTAAAGGCGGTATCCCACCGATTAAGTTTCTGCAATACACAGGACTCAAAGACAAGAACGGTGTCGAAATCTACGAGGGTGATATAGTTAGGTACTTCGAACATTACGAAAATGGTAGCCCAGTAACCTGCGAGGTGAAGTGGGATAGTAACAACCTACTTTGGGGAGCGTACTTTGAACAAACTCAAAGACACCACCTTACACAAAGCGACAGTACTGGTATTGAAGTCATCGGCAACATCTACGAAAACCCTGAACTTATGACCCCCACTAACAATACTAAGGAGAAGTAATGATAGAAAAGCAACCAAAAGAACAAACATTCAATATAGAGCTTAACCGAAGGCAGTTACTAAAAGCGCTCAAGCGTGGCGGTCTGACAATAACCGCTAAGTACGACAAGACCAGTGAAGAGGGTGGTTGGCTAACTGTAGATGCGGTATTTGGGCATGTTGATACTAAGGAGCAGGAATGAAATATAAGTATTTAGTAAAAGCAAACCTTGAAGGTGTAAACGACTTTTTGATAGACGAAACATTTAGCACAAGGTATTACGCAATGAAAGCAGTACGTTCAGCATTAAAAGCAGGACTTATTGTGAGGGTGTTTAGGCTTGAGGGAAAGCGAAGGTAAGTAGATGGGAGATATGGCGGATTACTATCAAGATAGAGATGAGGGTTTAATCGAGGATGGTTTAGTGCCATGCGATTGGTGCGATAGAGAAACCCAAGAAACTTGCCCTGCTTGTGCTGGTAGTGGCTACATTGACAGGGCGGAAAGCGAAGGTAAGTAGATAGCATGGCACTCACCTGCAAGCAGTGCGGCAAGCGAAGCTATTCGGAGTGGTGCTGGCGACACAAGCCCCGAAAGCCTATAGAGAGCAAAAAGCCTATACCCAAGCAGTCGGATAAAGAGAAAGAGTACCAGAAGTATAAAGAAGAAGTGCTACGACCTGCACTTATAGAGCGTGATGGTAACAACTGTTGGTGCTGTGGTAGACCAGCTTATGTAGATGAGAAGCTAGATATAGAACATAAGCTAACAAAGGGTTCACGACCAGACTTAAAACGAGAGCTAAGGAACCTTAGACTTTATTGCCGTTATCCTTGCCACGACAACAAAACAAATAACGTGCTATGCGTACATTAGCGCTTGTACAAACAACAATTTTAGGTATACAATCACGATATGCTATGCGTGGGCTTTTATAAAACCAAAACCTACACCGCATATTTCTATGAGAATAAAATCATTATTTGTACTAACCAACAATGTATACGTATCGTAAACAGTGAATATTACTACACCGCATATCTCGAATCATTAAAGCTAAAAATACTGAACGGTAAAATAAAGAGCATATCAGATATGCCACTAGAACAAGGGAAGTTAGAATGGCACAACTGCACGAAGCCGCAAATATAATACTAACCATATTCGCAGTGTATGGTATCGCTACTGTAGTGGCTGACTATGCTGGCCCATTCGCTATATTTGACAAGTTACGTGAGATTAAACCGCTTAGCAGTCTATTGTCTTGTAACGTATGTTTAACCCCTTATATTGCGTTTGTTTTCTTCATTGCACTCGATATGCCACTACTCGCTTATCTAGCTGTTGTGGGTGCTGTGGTACTGTTAGCGAGGTTGTCATGAAGATTGCATACTACAAATGTCTATGCAAAAGCCAACATAAGCTTATGGCAAAACAACTCCGTTCACAGGGTGTAGAGGTGCGAGTTATAAAAAACAATCCTGAATGGCGTGAGATTGCCAAACAGTACAATGTAGCACTCCCCTTTTTGGTAGATGGTGATACGGTAACAACACTATGATGGATGTAGTATGGGCATATATGGCGTCTCGCAACCCCCAAGAGCTTGAGTACAGCATCAAGTCGGTACAGAAGAACATCAAGCATGGGCGTTTGATAGTCATAGGTGATAAGCCAGAGTTTAAGACAATAGCAGAACATCACAAGCCCCCCATTTGTAGGTGGGCTTTCTTAAGCCCACACCATGATGTTATAGCAAAGATATACCATGCTACTACTATGGACATCACTGATGATTTTATCTTTATGAATGATGACTTTTATTGCATGAAGCCTACGGAGATAAAGGCAAACCATAGGGGCACACTTCAAAAACATATTGACGGGAGAAGTCGTAATGATGCTTACACAAAATCCCTAGTCAACACAAAGAAGTACCTTGTTGATAAAGGTATTGTAGAGCCACTTAGCTACGAGTTACACACGCCGATTGTGTACAATAAAGTGAAGCTAAAAAAGATGTATGATGACATGATGGAGATTATTAAATATAACGCACCTCTACTCACAAGAACACTATACGGTAATATATATAAAATAGGTGGAGAGTATATGGACGACCCAAAAAACCCACATGAGTATGATGACAAAATATTTTTATCAAGTAGCGAAAACTCATTTGCAGGTAGATTGGGTGAGTATGTGAAGGAGAAGTTATGCGAATAGTTTTAGTCGGCAACTTAGAGGTGCCATATAGTAGCGAAAACCACCATAAGAAAAGCCTTGAGAGTTTAGGGCATGAAGTTATTGCCTTGCAAGAGGGTGTTGCGACAGGTGAAGAAATACTGCAAGAGTCACGGCAATCAGACCTGCTAATTTTCATTCATACACACGGCTGGCACACTAGAGGCACTTCAGTACCAACCATATTTCGAGCCTTACGTAACGAGGGTATACCAACTCTCACCTATCATCTCGACTTGTGGCTTGGCCTAAAGCGTGAAAAAGACTTAGTAAACGATGAATTCTATCAAACTATCGAACACTTCTTTGCTACCGATAAACTGATGGCAGATTGGTTTAATGAAAAAACACAGGTCAAGGGTCACTATATCCCTGCTGGTGTATACCATGAAGATGCTTACTATGCCAAAGAATATACCCCCCACGCCAACGATGTTATTTTTGTAGGCTCAAAAGGCTATCACCCCGAATGGCAATACAGACCAGAGCTAGTTAACTGGCTTAAAAACACATACAAGCGCAGATTCACTCATGTGGGCGGTGACGGTGACACTGGAACAATCCGAGAGCTTGAGCTTAATAAAGTCTACAGTAACTCAAAGGTGGCTGTTGGCGACACGCTGTGCATTAACTTTGACTACCCCTACTACTTCTCTGACCGTTTGTTTGAATCCATCGGCAGGGGTGGCTTTACTATCTTCCCGTACATCAAAGGCGTAGAGGATAACTTTGTAGTCGATAAAGAGATAGTTACCTATGAGTTCGGTAACTTCGAGCAGCTTAAAGAGAAGATTGACTACTACATCAAGCACGATGATGAGCGTGAGAAGATTAGAAAGGCTGGCTTAGAGCGAGTCATTAAACACCATACTTATAAACATAGGTGGGAACAAATTTTGAAAGAGGTAGGTCTATGACAGAAATGATTAAGTGTAAACTAAATGGCAAGTTCGAGATTATTCTACCAAAGCACAGAGCAGAACGCCCCGAATGGTATGAACCTAATGGCTGGGAAAAGAAACGACTAGAACACATGAGCAAGCATATTGGCAAGACTGACACTATGTTTTATATCGGTGTTGAAGAAGGCGACATGACTGCTCTATGTGCGCTATGGGGCGCTAAGCTTGTGATGTTTGAACCTAATAAGCTCGTTATGCCTAACATTAAAGCGATATGGGAAGCCAATAACTTGAATATGGCTGACACGTTCTATCCCTGCTTTGCAAGTGATGTTACCGATAACTACATCGAACCTGTTACCGTTGCAGATATTGAGGGCGAGGTTATACATAATCACGGCTTCAAAGAATTACGTGACCCACACGGCATACCTCAGATAAAGATTGATGATGTTGTAGAGCGCACAGGCATTGTACCCACAGCGTTTAGCATAGATTGTGAAGGTAGTGAGGGCAGGATATTAAGAGGCGCAGAACAGACCCTAAGAAAACATCACCCAAAGATTTACCTATCGCTGCACCCTGAGTTTCTGAGAGAACAATATGATGAATGGGGTGCAGAGCTTCGTAGGTGGACTATGGATTTAGGCTACAAAGAAACCCTGATAGATTACCCATTGCATGAAGCCCACATCTTCTACGAGGCTGCATGAAACACGTTATTTGGCTTGCATTTGGCGACACACCTAACGGCCCAGGGGTTTATTGGGACACCACCCTGCTGGACAGCTTACTAAGCAAACGCTGCACCTACCACGAGGGCAATCAGATACCCGAAGGCATTACTGATGCAATCGTCATCATACCTGGCGCATATCAAGGCAAATACATTGCCGAGATAAACAAGGAGCTATCAAAGTTACGAAGATGCAAAGTTATTATCACCTCTGACGAGCAAAACAACTTCCCTATTGATGAACTGCGTCACGACAATATGCAGATTTTTGCTACCTACCTAACAGATAAGTACACTAGCGATATTCACTGGCTGCCTATTGGGCCAGCACGTATGCCCGATGTTGAGTATGAACCAAAGACACTAGACTGGTTCTATGCAGGTCAGGTTAATCACGAAAGCCGCAGACAGCTTGTTGAGTACCTGAAACTTATACAAAGTACAACTACCAACGATTTGATAACCACTGACGGCTTTGCACAAGGGCTAGAGCAATCTGAATACTATAAAAGAATGTCTAAGGCTAAAGTAGTGCCAGCCCCACGAGGTAACATATCACCAGACAGCTTTAGATTTTATGAAGCCTTAGAACTTGGGGCTGTACCAGTACCAGAAAACAAAGCGTTCTGGGATAAGCTCTTCCATGACCACCCGTTTAAACCTGTGGATAAGTGGCAGGATATGCCACTGAGCTTATCGAGAGCCTATCGAAATACTTGTGTCGCATGGTGGCAACGTAAGAAGCTAGAAATACAAGAACAGCTTATAGGTAAACCAGCAATCACCGTTGTAGTACCTGTAAGCCCGATTAAGTCTCACCCCTCTACTGAGATATTAGACGAAACACTTGAGAGTATTACCCACCAGCTACCAGATGCACGCATTATAGTCACGTTTGATGGCATACGACCAGAACACGAACACCGCAGAGATGACTACGAACAGTTCATAGAGCGAGCCTTACGCAAACATAACAATAAAATATACCCGATGATTTTCGATGAACACACGCATCAGGTGGGTATGCTTCGAGCCTCGATTAAACACTGTTCTAAGTACATTTTGTATGTAGAACAAGACACCCCATTTACCACCGATTACATAGACTGGCAGGGCTGCATAGCAGATTTGAAACGAGTGGACTTAATACGCTTCCATTTTGAAGCGCAGATACCAGAGCCACACAAGTATCTGATGATGGGTAAGGTGCAGAACTCTACCGTACCGCTGCTTAGAACGAAACAGTATAGCCAAAGACCACATATAACTACTAAGTCATTCTATGAAAAGGTGCTACTGAACTTCACCCCCCACGCTAAAAGCTTCATTGAAGACCGTATGCACTCCGTAGCACAGCAATACCCGAAAGAATACAGACTAGCAATATACAATCCCACAGGGAGCATAAAACGCAGCTACCATACAGACGGCAGAGCTGGAGAGGACAAGCTTGATGGCACGCAAATATTCTGATTTACGCATAGGGCTTATCGCTCGCAGTGATTATTCTGGATTAGCTTTTCAGACCAGAGAACTGGCGAAGCTACTGAACCCCAGTAAGGTTATTCTGATAGACTCTACCCCGTTCAATGGACGAGAGCAGCACCCCGAATGGTATAAAGATTACAATACAGTCGAATACTCAGGCTTTATTGAGACGCCAGACATACACGGATTGCTTAGGGACATTGATGTACTCATATCATGCGAAGTCTTTTATAACCATCAAGTACCAAAGATTGCTCGCATGAAAGGCATTAAGACTATCCTGCAGCCCAATGCCGAATTGAACCAGTATTTTGTCATGCACAACATACCGAAGCCTGATGCGTTCTTCTTGCCCTCACAGTGGCTCGACGATGAAACCGCTAGTATCGGAGTACCTTGCTACCTCGTCAAACCGCCAATTATTGAACCAAGAAAATATGCACACATAGAAAAAGAAGCTGGTACATTACGAGTGTTACATTTTGGTGGACGTAGGGCTGCTGGCGATAGAAACGGCACAGACATTGCACGAAACTTGAGCCACATACCAAACGTCTATGTTGATATTCACGACCAAGCAACAAACGAAGTGGAAGACCAACGAGAGCTATACGAGCAAGGTCATCACGTAATTCTTATACCAAGACGCTATGGGGGTTTGTGTCTACCAATGCTTGAGAGCCTATCTTATGGGCTCCCTGTCATCATGCCTAATATCTCACCAAACTATCACGAACTACCAGCAGAATGGCTCGTGCAAGCTACAAAGGGCAGACCAATAAGAACCAAACGCAGGGTCGATACATACGACGCAGACCATGGAAGTCTTGTACACATGCTCGAAAAGTTCAGAGATATGAACCAGCGGCAATACGAACAAGAACGAGCCAAAGCTATGCATTTACACAAAGCCCACCAAGACCAACTAGCGTTATGGAAAACCACAATCGAGAAGTGTATAGTATAGCCATGGACGTACAGAAAATAACCGAATACCTTAGAAAAGAACTACCCGACTTCAAGTTTATTCCTGGCACTGAAACCCCCCACGAAGAAAACTGGAACAGCATCATGATAGTGCGAGATGATAAAGAGCTGACACTTGATGTAAGCAAGGTTGAGAACGATGAGGGGCTTGAGAATCTGAGGGTTTACATTGATGATTTATGGAAAAGAAGCCAAGCATAGTGTTCGCAAAATGTTCGCTCCCCTTCCCCGAACAGTCACTATGTAAAAGTCCCCTCACCCTGTTAATCTTTTTTTCAGGGGGGTTACTAGGGCAGGGCAGGGGACTCTACTATAAGGAAATACACTATGGATTTTGAAGCAGAAATAGTCAGAACTTCACAACGCAAACTTGCATCAAATGATAATCAATTTGAAGTTGTCTTTAGAACGCACAACCCGATGATTATGGATTTAGGTAAGCTACCTAGTGACACAACGTTTATAATTAGTGTAAACTTACATAGTAACTCTGACAACAAGGCAAGTAAACAAGAGGCAGACAATGTCGGAATCTAATACGCAAGAAAACACACCAGAAGTCAAACGGTTCAAATGGGAATATAAACAGTTCTTAGCTTTTGTGCAGGAACGCAAACCACAGAGGGCTATGATTTATGCAAAGGGCTTGGGTATAGACCGCAGGACGCTTAACAAGTGGATGGAACAACCAGAGCTTCGTGAGGCGATGGCAGAAGCAGTCGATTCAATACTTGAAGAAATGCAAAAGGCTGGCAAGAATGACTGGCGCATGTGGGATAAGATGCTTGAACTTTCTGGTATTACTACTGCAAAAGAATTGGACATCACGAGCAACGGCGAAACAATAAAGGGGGCAACCATTGAGTTTGCAGACAGACCAACAAGCGACCCTACCAAAAATCCAAATACCTAAGTTCATAGAACCTGCGTATCGTGATGATAGCCCCGTGGTGTGTGTTAAGGCTGGACGGCGTACAGGCAAGACTCTCAACTTTGTATTATGGGAAATACAGAAGCTCGACAATAACCCAGGTTCTAAAGGATTATGGGTTGATACCTCACAAGTCAACCTAGACCGCTATGTGATGCGTTACTTTATGCCGATACTCAAGCTGATGAACCATTGGGAAAATTGCCAGTGGTTGTACCACAAAAAGATGCTGAAGCTGCACAACGGCTCGTACATCGACTTTGGTAGCGCTGAACGTCCTGAATTGATGGAAGGCTTTGACTACGACTTTGCTGTTTTGAACGAAGCAGGGATTATCTTGAAGAAGAAGGGCTTATGGGACAACACGCTTGCAGCCATGCTCAAGAACGCCAAGACACGCATTATTGGTACGCCTAAAGGTAAGAACAAGTTTGAGACCATGTATTACATGTACCCTCATTACTCATTTAGTGCATACGATTCACCGTTTTGGACAGAAGAACAAATAGAGCAAGCACGCAAGACTATGACACAAGAAGCGTTTAGGCAAGAGGTGCTAGCCGAGTTCATTGAGGGTGCAGGTGCAGTCTTTCGTAACATCACAGAGAATGTTGGCGGCATACTGTTAGAAAAGCCATTAGACGGCAAGCGATACGTTCTGGCTGCTGATATAGCCAAGCATCAGGACTTTACGGTTATTATGATTGGTGACGTAGAGAGCAAGCAAGTTGTCTATCACGAACGGTTTAATCAGATAGATTGGGGTTTGCAGAAGTCACGCATTGCAAATATCTATCGCAACTTTAAGTGTGGCAGCGGCATTATAGATGCTACTGGTGTAGGTGACGCAGTATTTGACGACCTCAGAAATGAGGGGCTTAATCTTGAGGGCTTTAAGTTCACATCTACCACCAAGCAAGAACTTGTCAGCAACCTATCAATAGCTATGGACAACCAGACAATACACTACCCATCTATACCAGAGTTAATTGAAGAACTTGAGATATATGCATATGAGCAGCGAGCCAATGGACAGTTCAGCTATTCAGCACCAGAGGGCTTTCACGATGATGAAGTTATGGCACTCGCTTTGCTGAATAGAGCTATGAACATTAAAACTGTACAATATGGTGGCATCAGGTAGTTTGCTATAATTAAACTATAAACAGGCGAAAATATGGAACAGATGAAGCGACTCATTGCTACGCTAAAAAATAATCTTGTTGAAATCTGGCTGGCATTGCTGCTTTTTGTTTTGATACCCTTGACTGTTTTTGTATACATTGAGCCTGTAGTTGGTATTTTGTTATCGCTTGTCGCACAAGCAGTCGTGCTAGTATTATTTATTCGGAAAAAAGGTAACTAGATGGGCATAATTGCCAAAGCCATAGGCACAAAAGTACTTGACACAACACAACTGCAGGATGTTGGTTGGCACGCACTAAGGCCTAGTGGTTCAACCACGTATGAGATTTATAAGTCTAATGACTACGAGAATGTGTACCCTTCTGTTTCTAAGATTGTAAATGCTTTTATGGTGATTCCGCCGTTTGCTATTAACGAGAAGAAAGACCGTGTACCTAAAGCCAACGCAGTAGAAAAGCTGTATCACCCAAACCAGCAGATGAGTTCCTTAGACTTTCGTGAAGCATTGGCTGTTATGTATCTCATCCACCCACGCACACATATCCTTGTATGGCATTATGAGGACGGCGTACCTGTCGCAGGTGGTGAGATTACACCAGATAATATTGCTGGCTATACCTTCTTAGAAAACGCCGTAGAAACAACGGTGAAGGGCGTAACTACCTATAACGTCAATGGTAATACGTTCACCAACAAGGAAGTTATAACCCTTAAAGGTATGTACCCATACGACCTATCCCGTGGCTTTGCGCCTACTGAATCAGCTGCACGATGGGCTAGAATTGATGACTATATTGCAGACTACCAAGCGGGCTTCTTTAAGAACGGCGCAATACCGTCTGGGCAGTTTATTATTACCGCTTCAACTACCACCGAGTTCAACGACATTGTAGATACTATGCAGTCTCGTCACCGAGGTGCTGGCAAGAATAACAACATAACCTATAGTCATCAACCTATTGACCCAAACAGCGGCAAGCCAACTGATGCACAGATTAAGTGGATTCCGTTCAACGTAGATAACAACAAGCTCGATTTGGGCAGCGTCTTTGAGCAAGTCAACCAGAAGCTTGACAGTGCGTATGGCGTACCAGCTTCAATCAGAGGCGTAGGTGAAAATAACAACTTTGCTACCGCACAGATGGACAGGCGAAACTTTGTAGAGAATATTGTAGACCCTCTGGCTATGAAGATATGGACACGCTTTACTTTTGAGCTGAACCGTATTACTGGCGGTCTTGGCTATGCGATTACTTATGACCTAGAACTACCAAGCGTTTCAGAAGATGAGAGAGTACAAGCAGAGACAAATAAATATCGCATGGAAACCGTCATAGCTGGCGTGCAAGCAGGTTTTGCTGTCGATGCGGTAGTCAAGGCGATTGATGCACCAGAAAGCTTTGAGCTGCTCACAAACGCTTATACGCCACCAGAAGAAGCTGATGACATGGACGTAGACACTGGTGATGAGGTCGACGATGCGCCTGACCAGCCAGCAATCGGCGAAACTATATCAGAAGTAGATAAAAGTTCGGGAAAAGGGGAAGCGATAGGCACAAACCCAAAAGGGAAAAACCTCAGTCCTGAACAAGAAACGATAACTGAGCAGCAGTTGTATGTTGTAGCAAAGCGGTTAATGGAAGCCCAAATAGACAACGCCCTGCAAGATACGAAAGCTATTGGCGACCCAACCAAAGCACAACTAGATGAGTTTGTCACAGAAGCATTAAAGATAATCACGCAGCTTTTGATTGCACAGGGTCAGATTGAACAGGCAGCACAACTTCTACTCATTCAGCAAGCAGGGCTTGAATCTAACGTAGGTGCATTTAATCTATCTACTAGCCAGGTAGACCGCTACAGAAACTACTTACGAAACGTGGGTAACTCATACAGTAGCGATACCACCAGAGCAATTAGAGAAGTACTTGAAAGAGCCAATATTGAGGGACTGACCGCACAAGACATTAAGCGCAACTTGCGTGAACTGACACGGCTAGAGGATTACAGAGTAACTCGACTAGCTCGAACAGAAACAGTCCGTGCAGGCGGCAACGCTTCACTGTTTAGCATGGAACAGATTAACGAAACGGTTGACGCAACCATCTACAAGGTATGGACAACTACAAGCAGTAAGCCATGCCCTACGTGTGCAGCCCTAGAGGGTAGTCGTAAACCTGTAAATGAAGCGTTTGTTGATGCTGGTGGTTCAGTTGAGGGTACTGACGGTGGGATTTATCTAAACAACTTTGTAGCGGCAGACATTGCTTCGATACACCCAAATGATAAATGTGTCATTACATACGAAGTGGTACGCAATGATTGATTTACGTTGCAAATACTGCGAGAGGTTTTTGAAGATAGAAGCCGAAGGGACGGTAATAGCAAAGGTGACCTGTCCTGACCGTAAATGCAAAAAAGTTAATAATATAAAGATTGTGAATGGTCAATCTTCAGAAGAAGACATCAGATACAAGTTTAAGGGAGTGATAAAATAATACTATGGATGATTACAAAGTACGATGGGGCGAAACGTTCGACTTTCTTGTTGAGGTATCTGATGACAGCGGTGCAGTTAGTGCAACGTTATGGATTGCAGAAGATACAGACACCTACCCTATAATCACAAAAACAGATGTGTTTACTGATAATGTAGCAGACTTATCTGTGCCTGCTGACGAGATGGAAATTAACCTTGGCGATTACCACTATGAGTTCGCTATTACCTATGATGATGGACGTGTTGCTAAGTTCCCTAGCTGCAATAGCGATTGTGACGATTGTGATGATACATGCGAACTACCAACCCTAACCGTTTGTGACAGCTTAGAGAATGGAAACAGCAGCTAATGGCTCGCTTCATAGTAAAAGACGACAATCGGCCTTATAAGGTCAAGCAGCACAATAATCGTGTGAAGGTTGTTACTGCTGCTCGTGGCCCTCAAGGTATACCAGGCCCAGTAGGTGAAGTGACAACAGCAGCCGTCAGAGCTGCCGGTGCAACTATGAACGCTGATACCTCTCTGACTGGCAATAGCTATTTCTTGAATGAGGCAGGCCTGACCAGTAACTCTGCTACTAAAGTGCCGTCACAGCAAAGCGTCAAGGGGTACGTTGATTATGCAACTACTTTGATAACAGCCGCATTAGTCACCAAAACCGATAAGGCAACACTAACAACTAAAGGTGACATATACGCAGCCACCGCATCTAGCACACCAGCCAGACAAGCTGTTGGCGCTGATGGAACAGTTCTGTCTGCCGACTCAACAAAGACAACTGGGCTTGCGTGGAAATATAAAGGCAAAGAGATTGATGCTCGTGACTACGGTATCGTTTCAGACTGTCGCACAATACTTGACGCTAACATGGCGATTGGCTCCGCTACGCTTACATCTGCAACCGCAAACTTTGTTGCTGGTGATGTAGGCAAGGTTATAATTGTAGGACTTGCTGGTTCTTCTAAGGTTACACTCCGCACTACTATCCAAAGCCGCACAAACTCGACTACTGTAGTCCTGGCTGATGCAAACGCTTCTGGTGTAGCTGTAGTCAATCAACCTGCAGGAATTGGCACAGACAATGGCCCTATGCTATCTAGCGCCCTAGCAGCAGCTCGAACGGCTAAAGTACCGCTGCGCATACCAGCAGGCGACTATGCAGTAAATAGCCAAATAGTTTATGACCACACAGCATACCCTAACCCGTTGATTATCAAGGGCGACGGAAAGGGTATGACAAAGCTGTACCGCTTCTTAGATGATGCATCTACTGACATGATTTTCTTACAGGGTCGTGTCGAAACAAACGTACCAACTTTGACAGCGACTGCTTCTAAAGGAGCACAAACCCTGACAGTTAGTAGCACCGCTGATATGTCTAAAGACCAGTGGATTGAAATGACTGATACATCTCAGGCTATCTTAGGTAGTGGTACGAGCCCATCACAAGTAGCAGTTGTTGGTGGCTTCGTAAGAGTGCAGTCTATCAACAGCGCTACATCTGTAACGATTAGAGGTATGCTTGCAGACAACTTCAACTCAACTACAACTTCCCTACGTCTTATGCAACCACCTGACGCTGTACTAATAGATGGCATTGACTTTATAAACCCTACCCCATTGTGCCAACAGAACGGCGCTACTATTGCCTACATCATCGGCTGTAAAGACGTACAGATTAGTAACTGTCGTATTATCGGCTTTGATTCTAACGGCTTCTCATTACAAAAGTGTGTTAACGCCAAACTGCTGAACATAGACATTATTGAGAGTAATGATGATTCAACAAACGTACCATACCCACTATTATTAAGAAGTAGTACTCATGTTCTGATAGATGGCTGTACTATGACTAATGGTCGTCACATGATAACGACTACACAAGGTACTACGTCCTTTGGCGCACAGTTCGTCGTGATGAGTAATTGTATTGCTAGAGACTGCACCAACTCACCGTATGACATACACCCAGGCGCTAGTCGCTTTACGTTCATCAACTGTACTGTGACAAATGCCTCCACAACATTTGTGACTAACCCACGCACTGGCACAGTCACCAACGGTGAGGGTGAGGGCTTTAAGATACGTGGCCCTGAGTGTGCAATCATCGACTGTTACATAGACAGCGTTAATAAAGGTATAACCATTTACGATAGCGCACATGATGTTGTGGTCAGAGGCAACAGGATTAGAAACTGTGCAATCGGTATCTACACCATCAACTCTAATGATGGTATCTTTGAAGATAACCTTATAATCGACCCACGCACTAGCGGTCTTGTAATTGACACCCCTACAGGTACATACGCTGGCACTATCAATAAACAGCAGATTAGAAATAACCGAGTAGACGGCAACCCATCAACGGGTGCGTATGTGTTTACTCTTTGGGATAACGGCTTTGTAGTTGAAAACAATACCGCACCTGATGCAACTACAAAAATGAGTGGACGAAGTGTAACTACAATTGCTTCTGCAGCAACGCTTACACTCCCTGCATGGCAAGATACATTCCAAGTTACAGGTACAACCAACATATCTGCTATGACCGTACACCAGAACTATCACGGTAGAAAAGTATGGCTACGCTTTGCTGGTGTGCTAACCATGAGTTCAGGTACAGGCTTAGTGATGAAGTCTAGCCTCACAACCGCAGCAGGTACAACGCTTGAGCTAATGTGCGATGGTACATCTTGGTATGAAGTATCAAGAGGTGCTGTAGGTGACTTAGTTGGCCCAGCAAGCGCTACAGACAATGCTATAGTTCGCTATGACTTAACGACTGGCAAACTGGTACAGAACAGTTCAGCTACCATACAAGATACTGGCTCAATCTATACTGTGGGCCTCTACAACGGCACGACCAACACAAATAACTTGCCAATTGGTGCATACGATAACACGCTTTCAGCTTCTAACACTGGCCGCATACAAATTAAAACACCTATAACCTTCTCTGAAAGCTTCAACATTCCAGCCGTGAACACGGGCTTTTTCAACGAGTGGTCATTCAACCTCTGGCGAGTAACTGGAACGCAAACTGTTACCAACAGTGGCAACTTAGGTGTATCACGAGTTCTAAGTGCTGAACATACTGTTGTGACTACTAACGCAGCGCAGGTATTCTCTGCAATGGAAGTTTTTAACGCATCATATACATACAAACCGACCACCTCAGTGAGTATCACAGACAATGGTGCTGACTACCGTGGCTTTTTCGCTTCACCAGTGCTAGAACCGAGTATAAGCACAGCTAGCACTATGACAGCATCTAATTTTGGCGGTTATGTTGCTAATCCTAGAGTAGTCATAACAACAGGTTCACACGCCTCTGCTGCTGTCGTTGCAGCGGAGCTGTACGGCTTCCGTGCAACAGCAAGTGTTGGCAATCAATCAACAGCAACGAATGTGTATGGTTTTAAGGCCGATGGATTTATCTTGGCTGGCACAGGGGCGATTACCAATGGTTACGGCTTCTTTGCTGCATCTATGACAACGGGGGTAAATCGTTACTCAGCTCGTTTTGATAACCCAGGTACATCTGGAGCAACAGATTACATCACATTGTGGGTAGGTGGTAACACCGACTCAACAGACGCAAAACACGGTATTGTATTCGGTGCTTCTAAGGACACAAACCTGTACCGTTCAGCGGCTAACACACTAAAAACTGATGACCAACTTATCGCTCGTATGCAGCCACGAGTTACTTCAATTACCTCATCGGCCACACCGACCATAAACACCGATAACTGTGATGCTGTTACTATTACCGCTTTAGCGACTGCAATAACCTCAATGACTACTAACCTCACTGGAACACCAAACAACTTTGACGAACTCATATTCCGTATAAAGGATGATGGGACAGCTAGGGCAATTACATGGGGTTCGAGCTTCGAAGCCAAAGGCGTGGCACTACCGACTACTACTGTTCTCGGTAAAGTATTAACAGTTGCATTTATCTACGATACTGTGACATTAAAGTGGGGCTGTGTAGGCGCAGCACAAGAGGCGTAATGTCTAGGGCGCTAAAGATGATGGTAGGGCACAGCCCTGCTACCGTAGTTGTTAATACGCCAACTATACTAGACGCTGCACTCTACACACCTACTAATACCTGTACATCAGGCTCTATCTCACCAAGCGCTAACTCTATGCTTGTTGTTGCTTGCAGCGGTAACAACGTAGCTGGTACGCTTGTCTTTCAATCTACTACGCTATCAAATGTTGGTTCTTGGAGTTATACGACACAAGTAGCCGCAGGTAACACTAAAATAAGAATAGCTTGGGCTAATATTACTGGCTCACCTGGTACAGGAACGGTTACATTTAACGGCTTTGGTACGCCAGGTGCTACAAGAGCCGTCATGCACGTTATAGAGGTGTCTAACGGTGCAACTGTAGCTCAAAGTCAGACAGGTACACAAACCTCAACTACCCCATCTATTACGCTTAGCTCAACACCAGATGTAAACTCTGTTGTGATTGCAGCAATATCCCATGTATCAGCAGCTACTACCCCAGGAGCAAGCTTTACAGAACTCGCAGAGAATAACGGTAACAGAGGTATGCAATCGCAGTATGACGCTGGTTCTGCAACTACAACCGTCAACTGGACATCAAGTAGCACAGACCATAACATGGTGGCTATTGAAGTAAGAGGATAGTGTTACAATAAAGGTGATTAAAGTCATCTAAGGAGTAGCCATGCAAGAACAACCAGCCAAAGTAGAGGTCGGTGTAGACCTTATAAACGCAGTTCTTAACTACCTAGTAGAGCAGCCATACAAAGATACAGCACCACTTATCAACGCTCTAAGCCAGTTACAGCCTGCACAAGCAGAAACCCCTAAAAAAGCCTCAAAGTAGTCAACTGTTATAATTATATGTAGAAGGCAAACGTTGCGGATGCTTGTTCAAAAAGCGTGCATTGTGCGACTTCAAACTATTAACATGAAAAGGTAAACAATGGGCAAGATTGAAAATCTAGCTCTACCAGTCGCAAAGATTAAAAGTGCTAGCGTTGATGGCGAGCGACTCTTACGAGTTATCGCAACATCACCAACACTAGACCGTGACCTTGAGGTTATTGACAGCAAGAGTATCCAGATTCCTATACGGCCGTCTGGATTGAAATATCTTTCTGACATGACACCAGAGGACAAGCCTGACATACCGTTTCTTATTGACCATGAATGGGCATTAGAGAAACAAGCAGGTTCGGTACAGAGCATTTTTATTAACGCTGCTGGTGAAACCGAAGCAGTCGTTAAGTTATCTACTGTAGATAACGGCGAGCGTGTTTATACCTTAGCCAAAGAGGGCCACTTAGGTAACGCATTTAGTATTGGTTATTCACTACAGAATGCAACACTTGAGAATGGCGAAATCAAGCACATTGAAATGCTTGAGTTCTCAGCGGTATTTAAGGGGTCAAACCGTGACGCAAGATTGCTAGAGGTCAAGAGCCTAAAGGAGCAAAAACCTATGTCAGAAATTGACAAGAAGAAAGCAGAAGCAGCTCGTTTACTTAAAGAAGTTGCAGACGAAGAAGCAGCGCAAGCTACTGAGACACCTGCACCGACTGAAAGCGAACAACCTGCACCAGTTGCCCCTGTAGAGCCAGTTGAGGAAGATGAGGAAGAAGTTGCACCTACTCCTGCAGTAGAGCCAGCAACCGAACCTGAAACCCCTGCTGTTACAGAGGACGAAGAAGAAGTAGAAGAAACTAAGAACGTAAAGGAAACTAAATCTATGAGCAATAAAGATATTGCCGCAGCAGAAGTAGAAGCTAAGGCTGCAAAACCATCACAAGAAGAGACTGTCGTTAAGACCATCAAGGCTAACGAAGCTCGTAAAATGATTGTGAACTCTTTTGCTGCACAGTTTGCAAAAGACGAAACTAAAATCAAAGACATTGAAGAACAAATCCGTGGCGTTAAAGTCATTAACGGTACTACTGGTGACCCACTATTTGTACCTGAAATCCTTGCAAACGACATTCGTCAAGCATACGAGATTGTTGGGAACGTAGGCCGTTTGGTCAACCGTATCGACATCGAGGGCGCTGAAACATTCCGTCAGTTAGTAGAAACTGCTGGTACAGGGTTCCAACCTGTAGCACTTGGTGCTGTGAAGCCTGAAGACCAGCCAGTATGGACGAGCGTGACCTTCGAGCCATTTGAATGGGCATTGATTGTCGCATGGCTTGACGGTGTGCAACTCCGTTCACCACTTGCAGTCTATAACCAGATTGTTAACTACATTGCTAAAGAATACCGAAAGCTTGAAGACCGCATCATCTTGACGAACCCTGCACGAACTGTTGGTTCTGAGAGCCGTGCCGCTACTGGTCTTATCCCTCGCCTTTCAGTTAGTGGACGCAACGACAACGTACAAAGCTACGCTGCTGCTGACGTTCTGCCTGCACTTGCAAAAGCTTGGGGCAACATCGAGAGTGATGAGACTATCACACTCGTCGCCAACCGTAAAACTTGGGCTAGCCTTGCAGTAACTATGGACGCTAACGACAACCCTATATTTACCGTTGTTGGTCAGCAAGTAACTGTTGGTGCGCTTGGTTCATTCAACATTGTTCTTTCACAAGAGATGGGTGACGGTGAAGTAGTTGTAGGTGCTTTCAGTGACTATAACCTAGTTACTCGTGGCGCACTCGCTACACTGTTCAGCCGTGAAGCTACTGTTGGTTCGCTTAACCTGTTCACGCAGGATGCTAGTGCATTGCGAGCAAGCATTGACATCACTGGTGGGCCAGTGTTCATCAAGAGCTTCTACCTACTCGACTTCGGTGTAGCAAGCTCATCTTAATAGGGAAAGGGGTTTAACCAATGAACAAGACAACACTTAGTGCGCTTCTGGGGCGACCCCTGACCTCTATTGAGGACACAAACTTTAGTTTGTACCTTAACATAGCCAACCAAAGTCTTGACGAGCTGATATGCGCTGGATTGTGTGATACTGACGAAACACGAACGTATGACGCACGAGAAGGCTATAGGACAATTTTCACCGATATTTTCACAGACGTTACGAGTGTCACGAAGAATGGCGAAGCCGTTGCAACTACTGACTACTCTATACGTCAATGGGATAAGCGAAGTGCGAGCTGGTACAACTCGATTGTATTCACGGATGCACTAGAAGCTGACGATGAAATTGCCGTTACAGCGGATTGGGGCTTTGGTGGCTCAATGCCTAAAGACTTACAGCTTGTATTGGCGCAGTTGTTCGGACTCATTACGAAAAAGAATAAGTTTGATGCGACTGTATCTAACAAGCAAGTCGAGGACTTCCGCATAAGCTTCAATGCTGACGCTGATTTAGATGAGGCGTTCTATAAGAACTACAACTCAATTCTAAAGAAGTACAGCATGTGCAGCTTGCCAACTCTGAGACAAGGTGAGGCTCACGGGACATGGGTGTAGAGATATTTGACGTTTTTGACTTAACCGATTACACGTTCTTAGAAATAAGGCGTGGCGGAGTTAAGGGGAACGTCATTGTCGAACAATACGAAGCTCAGGGTGTGTACAAGCTTCGTAGCGACCTTGTGAGAGGCGAAAACGCAGAGACTAAGGAAAGCAACGCAACGCTGCATATACGTAGCACAGAAGCCTTCCTGACGGCTCTAAACAATAACGCAGTCGGTCATGGTGTGGTATGTGCTGGAAAAACCTATGAAGTCATTGGTCAGACTGGCGGTCAAAACTACCACGATGGCGTGCTAGAACACTACACCTTAACATTGCAAGAGTCTGACTTTTCTGAACTAGAGGGGTCAAGCTAATGGCAGAAGTAAAATACAACCGTAATTGGCAGAAAGTTGTTACGGGGGCTTGGACTAACGAAGGTATACTTGAAGCCTCAACAGATATTCATAGACGTGCTGTAATTCTTGCGCCTGTTGAAACAAGCGCACTGGTAAATTCAGGCAGAATATCAAAAGTTGTTGGTGGCTATAAAATAACTTTCGGCGGTGGCAAAGTACCCTACGCTAAGAGAAGGCACTTTGAAAACAACAGAAACCCTCAGACGAAACGCTACTTATCAAGAGCTGGCGATTCTGTTCTAAGGGGTAATATGTCGAAATACTTTAAGGGAAAAGTCTAGATGGTCACTTTGCATATAGCACAACTGCTTGAAGATGAAGGTTTTGGTACGCTTGACTCAACTATCTTTTGGGAAGACATGCCACTCGATGCGAATGGTAAACCCATAGATGGCTTGTGGATAGTGCCAAGAGGCGCTGCACTTTCACGCTTCGACTACACTACGCAGTCATTTGACATATATGCAAGAGACAAGAACAAAGTGACAAGCTCACGATTGCTTGAAGATATACTTGAGTATTTACAGACAGCCTATGAAGAAGTTTGTGAATTGCCAACTGTGCCAGACGTTTCAAGCACTCGTTACTATGATTGTCGTATTCAGCCCACATCGGCTATAGAAAATGTTGGTGTAGATGAACAGGACAAAGTGGTTCGGGTGATAAGCGGTGAAATTAAATATAAGAAGGAGTCATAATTATGACAACATACATGGGTGGAAAGGTTGACGTTTCATTAAATGGCGTTACCATTCCAGCACAATACCTAAGCAGTGACGGTGTAACTACCACACTGACAGAAGGTACACGAGAAGTCGCTACAATGGCTGGTACATTTAACCAAGCAAGTGGCACTTTCGAAGAAGCAATGGTTATGTTCAACGTAACATTGCCGAACATGAACTATCTAAAAAATATCTTCCCTGATATGTACACAGCTTCTAGTGACCGTCCATCGGTTGCAGGACGTGTAGCTTTCGGTGGAGATGAGTGTACGACTCGTGAGAATACACCAGTTGTAGTTCATTACTCATGCGATTCTAACTCAGACAACGACATCTACATCCCGAACGGTGCTGTTCAGGCATCAATTGAGATGGTACAGAACGTTGAAGACCCTGTAACAGTAGAAATTACTGTAAATGCACAACCAGAAGATACAACTGGCGTGCTTGTATACATGGGTACAGGCGACCTATCAGAACCTACACTGTGGGACGCTGCTTCAGAGACTTACGAACCAATCGCAAGCAGTTAGTATTTGGGGGATAATTTATCCCCCATCTGCTATACTTTGATTGAATGGTATAGCTAACAATAGGAGTCTTGTAGATGCTACAAATCAACACAAGTGAAAAGCGGCAAAGTAACAAGGTAGAGATTGACGGATTTATATATTCTGTGCGAAAGCCTGGCGCTGGCGAATCACTGACAATTCAAGAATATGGCAGAAAACTACAGGAGCTATCTAAGCAAGAACTTACAGACGAACAGAATGTTGAGGTTGAAGAAATGGCAACTAAACTTCTATCTATCTGTCTCAGTCTTTTCACAAGCGAAGACAAGAAAGCGACTGAATATATTCAGACTATTGACGTTGAACTTTTGATGGAAATTGTTGGACAAGTCTTTAATGAAACAGCCACCAAAAACTAAGCGACTCGAAGTACACCCTGAAGACTTAGCAAAAGTTGAAGCATATAGACGTAAACATGACGGTGTAAAAGTAAATATCACGCCCGAAGAACTGTACCAAGCTGAAATTGGTATGCACTATGGCTATGATGCAATGTTAGCTGTAATCGAAAACAAGATGGATAGAGAAACGTCTGACAAGCTTTTAGAGGCTGCACAGCGTGTTTGGAATCGCAGAGTAGTAGACATCTCAAGCGCAGTATACATAGCCACAGCAGCGGCTAATAGCAAAAAAGGCAAGGCAATTATGAATAATGGACTGAAGAACTTTATTAAAAATAGTGGGGCTGACTCATAATGACACAAGTTGGTGAGATATCCTTAGTAGCCCGAATAGACACAAAGGCAATGCAGGCCGATGCTGCCAAAATGCAAAGTATTGCTAAAACTGGTGGAAACAAAGCGTCTTCTGCAATAGCAGCTATTGGCAAATCTTCAGTCGTGGCAGCAGCAGGAGTAGCAGCATTAGCAGCTGCATTCTCACCTTTCATACGTGATGCTGTTAAGCGTGTGGACACATTGAACGCCTTCCCTAGAGTTATGAGTAACATGGGTATTTCTGGTGATGACGCACGTAAAGCGATTTTCAAATTAGACAAAGGCATACGTGGGCTACCAACAGCACTTGATACTGGTACGCTCGCTATTCAGCGTTTGACATCTAAAACAAACGATGTTGATAAAGCTACTGATATATTCTTAGCATTTAACAATGCCGTCATAGCAGGTGCAGCGCCCTTAGAGCTTCAAACAACAGCTACCGAGCAATTTGCACAATCTTTTGCTAAAGGTAAGCCTGACATGATTGAATGGCGCTCTATGCTCGCTGCAATGCCTGCACAGCTAGGCCAAGTTGCAAAGTCTATGGGGCTTGCTAGTGCGGATAAGCTAGGTGAAAGCCTACGTAATGGCAAGATATCAATGGAAGACTTTGGTAAAGAACTTGTAAAGCTTAACTCACAAGGTGTTGGCGGTTTGCCAAGCCTTGCGCAACAGGCAAAAAACGCTACAGATGGGTTGCAAACAGGATTTGCAAATGCTAAAACTGCAGTCACAAGAGGCATAGCCGACATTCTTACCGCAATAGGTACTGCAAACATTGCTGGATTTATAACAAAGATAGGTGCTTCATTAGAAAAAGTATTTAATTTTATAGCGGATAATATCGGTGCAGTATCTGTCTTTATCGGTACGATATTAGCTGGTGCCTTTGCAGTGCTTGCAGTTAAGGTTGCAGCGGCAACATGGCCTATATTGCTTATAGCTGCTGGTGTAACGGCTCTATACCTAGCGTTTCAGAAATTCAGGCCCCAGATTCAATCTGTAATAGACAAATTTAAGGAGTTCTGGGGAACGATAAAACCTATCAGAGACTATATAGCTAATGAGTTCCGTTTAGCTTTCGCAGATATGAAGAAAGCATGGGAAGACGTAAGAAAGGCGCTTGAGCCTTATATGCCACAGATTAAAGAAGCATTCAAATGGACTGCAATAATTGCAGCAGTATTTGTAGGTGTTCTTGTTGCCGCTTTGGTGGTTACCGTGTTGGCTATAGCAAGGCTGATTGGCTGGCTTATGAAAATAGGTGCAGCGATTGAAAGCTTCAAAGCTAAGTTCATGGCTGGGTTAGGCGCTCTAAAAGAGATTGTTATGAATGCACTTAATGGTGCTGGGGAGTGGCTTTATAACGCAGGTAAGGCAATCATTGACGGTCTTGTGAGAGGTATAACTAGTAAGATTGACGCAGTAAAGGGTGTATTGAACGCAATAACAAGCAAACTACCAGACTGGAAAGGCCCAATGCAAGTAGACCGTAGGATATTGCAAGAATCTGGCGCAGCAGTTATGCAAGGCTTTACAAGAGGCTTAGTGTCTGAGTTCAGTAATGTAAGGTCAACACTTGGCAGCTTCACAAATAGTATGGGCGGTGGCTACAGTCCTCAAAGTATGGGTGTTAGCTCAATAGCTGGTTCTGGTCAGGTTAGTGGCGGTGGTGCAACGTATAATATAAATATCGGCACTATAACAAAAGAAGCTGACGCTGATGCTGTCATACGCAAGCTTACCCGTATGCAAGAGTTAGAATCACGAGGCATAACGACATGAACCCAAGAGAAGTTTACTTTAACGATATAGACCTTAGTGCTGTTATGACTATCGACAATTTAGATGTTAACCAATACCCTAACTTTGATATAAAGCGATATAAAATTGCTAGAGCTGATGAATCAGTCACTACTTCAAAAGAGGCAGTGAGCAAAGAAATAACCATCAGTGGACGTATCTGTGGTACTTCACGCTCTACAATTGAAGCAAATCTTGCGCTTCTTAAACTGATTTTGGCTGGTATCAGGGGGCAGTTGCAAGTTAAGCAGGCTGGACTCGACATAATATACACCGCAACATGTGATGGCATCGGTGAATCTTGGGATAAAAGCGTTCTGCTAGTGGAATTAACGTTCACTGCTGGCGACCCTTATGGCATTGCAACCAACCAAACAGTACAGGCTATACCCAACATCACAAGCGCAACGGAATCTTTCACGTTAACTTCAAATTCCTCTGTACCTATCAAACCAGAAATAACATTAACATTTGATAGCGTCACCGATGGCACAAATAAAACTGTGTCAATCACAAACTCAAGCACAAACATCGGTATAAGTATCAATACCACTTTTACGACGGGCGACGTACTATATCTAAATAGCCAAACAATGGTATCAACACTAAACGGTGACCCTATAGATTTTACTGGTGTGTTCCCTATATTTGACGTAACCATTGCTTCTATCTTCATTCCGCAAATGAACATCACATACACGGACGATTTTACAGACAGAGATGTAAACGGCACTGTGTCGTTCTATGCGAGGGTATAAGCTGTGGCTCAAGTTATATACAAAGTCTACGACGAATCGGATGTTTTCTTAGGTGTTCTCGATGACGTAGTTAGCGAACTATCAATCCCTAACAGTATTAACAGCTTGGGTATGTCTATTGAGGTGGAGCTTGGACGTAATGCTGATAGCCAAAGCTTTCAACTTGAACCATATTTAGATAGTGATGGGGTGCCTTATGAAGACAGTAGCGGTTTTAGTTATAGTTCTATCACTACACCAAAGAATAAAGTTGGCCCAGGCTCGCTAATCAATCACAACTACCGTGTTGATATTGTCACCTCTGCACAAGAGGATTTACCATACAACGACAGTGACGATGATACCTACGATGACTCTGCTGGTAACCCTTATATATCTGTGAGTGGTGGGTCTGGTGCGGTCAAGTTTACTGGCTTTATATCTAACATTAGGCTCAACTATGGAGCTGAAGAAAATGTGGTTATCACAATAACGAGTTTTGGTTTTGACCTAGACCAGTATCTTGTTGAGAGTGGTGGGGATACTAGAGTAGCGTTTAACAGTTATGACCCTAGCGACATATTAAAGGATGGTTTAGACGCATTTACTGTGGCCTCTGGTAGCCCAATAACCTACGATGTGAGTAGCATTGATGATACTAGCACAACTGTTAGTTATACGTTTAATACGAACACGTACAAAGAGCTCGTTGAAAAAGTAATTGAGTTAGCGCCCTCTGACTGGTACTACTTTTTAGACCCAGGAAGTAACCTTGTCTATCTCAAAGAACGACCTACTACCGTTGACCATTACTTTTATCTCGGTAAGCATATCGAGAAGCTTGATTTAGAATCCAGTATTTTAAGTTCATTCAATGATAGTGTATTTTCTGGCGGTGAAGACCCATTGAACCCAGGCGAAAATATATACGTTCGTTATACCGAAACGCCTGCAAGCAATACAAGGCGTGTGCTGCAGGTATCTAGTGATAACCGTGTGACAACTGAATCTGGTGGTACTTTAATTGCAACAGGTGAAGTAGAGCGTAACAACCAGATAATATATACAACTAAAATATCCATACTAGCAGCAACTTATGACATAAATACAATTCAAGTTGGCCAACTTATTGGGTTTAGAAATTTTGACAATTACGTAGACGCTATTGAGTTGCAGATTGTGAAAACAAACTATCAAGAAGATAGGATAGTTTTAGACGTCGGTACGCTTCTACCAAGCGTTAACAAGCGATTGGAAGACTTGCGGCGTAATCTCATACTGCAGGAAACAGAACGCAACCCTGATGCGCCAGCTTAGTTGTTATAATAGTAAAAGAATATAAGGAGATAGAATGCCGAAATACAGCGAGTACCCAGAAAAAACAGCACCATCAGATAATGATGTGTTTGCTATAGAAGACAGTGCAGCAAGTAATGCTAGTAAGAGGATAACAAGAGGAAACTTTTTGTCTGGCTCACCTTTACCTGCAGATACTGTTGACACGCAAGCAATAGAAGATGACGCTGTTACAGCAGCAAAGATTGCAGACGCAGCAGTAACACCCGAAAAGCTTATTGCTGGTGCTGGCACATCTTGGGTTATGCAAACTGCAACGCCTACATATACAGGTATAACCGTGGGTAACGGTACGGTTGTAGCACGATACTTAATAGTCGGTAAGTGGTGTATATTTGAGTTTCACTTAACGTGCGGGACGACAACTACAATATCTGATGGTTATACAATATCAGTGCCGTCAGCAGCCCACGCACGTTATGCTACTGCAAACTATACTACGCCTGTCGGTGGACTAATTTTTTCAGACGTTTCTACAGGGACACTATATACAGGACAATGTGGTTTTGTTGTAAGCACCACCGCTGTATCTGGCTTGATTACGGTATCTACTGGTAGTGGTCAACCAAGTACTGCTTCAAGCAACATGCCTGTAGCAGAAGCTAATGGTGATGTATTAAGCTTGAGTGCATGTTACGAAGTAGCATAAAGGAGATAATATGTACGACGTAACACAATCACCATATAACGCAGTAGGAGATGGAGTAGCGGACGATAGGGCTGCCATTCAAGCAGCGATTGATGATGCTGAAGCTGCTGGCGGTGGCGTAGTATACCTACCTAAAGGAACGTATTTGCTTGCGACACAACATCCGACTATTAGCGGAACCTGTTTGAATGTAGACGGTGATGATGTGACGATAACTGGTGATGGGCGTGGTGTAACGATTATAAAAGCTGGTACAGGTGTCAACGCAACAGTTATTAACTATATCAATGTGTCAAACTGTCAAGTTACTAACCTTGAGATTAACGCAAACTGGCCTAACAACGCTGCAGGACACGGCTTGAGAAGCGGTGGCGATATGAAGTATTGTAGCTTCAAAGACTTGTACATTCACGATGTACCGAGCTATGGTATTGGTTTACAATACGGAACAATAACTGGCATGGTGATTGACTCTGTGTGGATTGAGCGTACTGGCTCTGACGGCATTGATATTAAGAACAAAAACCATGATTCACGTGAAAATAAAATGTCAAATATTACTGTGCGTGAAGCTGGGTTTAATACAACACTATCTACCCAAGCTTGCATTGACCTGCGTGGTGTGTGGCACTTAGTCAATATTGACTGTTCACAGTTCTACAATGATGGTACGAACGGGCGTTGCTCAACTGGTATACGATTTAGGACTGGCGAAGTTACTGATGTTAGTGGTACGGGAGCACATTATTCATCACTAGCTAACTTCCGTGTTGTTGGTGGCTCAGAAGCAGATACTATTGGCGTAGACGCAGGGGCATATCAGTGTCAGATAAGTAACGGCGTTGTCAATGATTGCGGTATCGGTTATCAGGTTGGCGCAGTTGAGAACACTATTACTGGTTGTCTTGCACTTGGTTGCGGTACTGATGGGTTTGTATTCAATGAAGGTTCTGACAGGTCAATTGCTGGCAACTGCATAGCACGTGGTAACGGAGATAGTGGCTTCAGAGTTCTTGCAGACTACATCATCATTGATAGCGTAGTAGCCCGTTCTAATAGTATTAGAGGTCTAAACATCCGTTCAACAGCAAATCATACATCAATATCTGGCGTGTCTACTAGTAACGGTGCTGCACTATATAACGTAGGCACTAACACCCATGATTATGGCTTAGTAACATAGAGGAACAATGAATACAATGGCGGTTGACTTTGAGAAAAGATTCTTCGATGAATTAGACAGAAGGCTCGTTTCCTTTGAAGAAAAACTTGATGACAATACTAACAAGACCGAGCAAGTGCTACAACAAGCGCTTAAGACAAACGGTAGAGTTAACCGCCACGACAAAGAACTAGCTTCTATAACTAACCAACTAGCTAAAATAACCGCTAAAAGATTACAAATCCCACAGATTGACCCACGCACGCTTTACTTCTTGGCCGTGGCTGCGGTTATCTTCTTGTTGATTATTGCTGGTATAATGGGCGTAGACGTAAAAGGATTCTTATGATGAATAGGGTAAAGTTATTTTTCGCAAGACACGCAGCACCAGCAGCTATCGTTACTATTTTTGTGTGCTTGCTTTCGTTTATAACTATTAGCCTTGTCATCCTAAATGGAGTTCAGCAACAGCTAGAGATTGTTCGTGAGCAACAGATTACTTCTGTAAGAGAAAGAGAAGAATACGAACAAGAAGCATTGAGACGACAGTTTAATACAATCAAGTTTTCTAAATGTCTGCTGAACCTGATACTTATAAACCAACACACGCCTATTGAAAGCAAGGACTTGCGTAAATGTACCTATGTGAAAGCTGCAAATACCGAGTACCCAGCGGAGGCGTATGAACCATATAACCAAATAGAGACTCCCAAACTCGTACCAAGAAGTAGCGAGACTAACACAGACCCACAGCCAGTTGAGGCTAAACCATGAGCTGGCGTCTAGCAAAATCACTTGAAACACTCCGCACTCAGGTAAACGCTGTTGCACCAAAGCGTAATAAGGCTAGTGACGGAACACTCGGCGATACAGCCCATTCAAAAGTCAAATCTGAACACAACCCAAACAGTAAAGGTGTTGTCACCGCTATGGACATCACCCACGACCCGAAGAATGGCGCTGACATGAACCTACTGGCGCAAGACCTCATTAAAGACAAGCGTACATGGTACGTCATATTCAACAAACGAATCTGGGAAGCAGGCAAGTGGCAGGCATATTACGGCGCAAACGACCACTCTAAGCACCTGCATATTTCAACTAAGCAAGACGCTCGTACTTACGACAACGCCAGTGAGTGGAGCATAAAGGAGGATGAAGTTATTAACAGAGGACGAGCAATCAGGTTACTCCGTCTCACCAGACGAGGTACTTCTGAAAGACAAATCAAAGCACTCATCGGACGCAATGAAGATGAATGGCTGGACGAAGTATACAGGGCTAGTTGGTTCAAAGAACAGACAGCAAGACTATCCAACAGCGCACAGGCGTTAAAAGACAAAATAATCAACTTTGTGAAAGGTGCATAAATGGAATTAACACAAATCGTTCTAGTACTCGCAGCAATGGCATTAGTAATTTTCATAGTAAAGAGGTAATCATGCAACTCAATCTTCCAGCCAAAGTACGTCAAGCAATCTATATTGTCGCTACAGTAGCGTCACCAACCATGTTCTATCTGAACCAGCAAACAGTCCTAGACGACTTCTGGTTTGGACTATTCTCAGTCGTTTTGGGAGCAGTCACCGCTCTAGCAGCACTTAACGTTACACCAGACGAGAAATAATCATGGAAGCCTTATACACAGACGTATATGGCCAACCAGTAAAAAAGAGTGAGCAAAATTCCCATCACGTCTTTGCCCGTTGCACAGTCAAGGGCAAAGGTGGGGTGTTCAGACACTTCATTAACCAAAGGGGCTTAGTCCTACCTATGGTTAAAACTGTTCACAACGAACTACACGCAAGGCTAGAGTTCCCACCAGTACCATCTCTGACCCTCATACACCGCATGAACAGCTATATCAGCGGTTTAGACGACCAGAACCCTTACGAACGCTTTATATCCATCACAGGCGAGTTTGAACGCATAGCAGAAGAATGTCCGAACACTAGCCATCGTGAGCAATCTAAATACATAGCAGACAATCTTGAACGCCAAGCACAATTCATCATGCTCGGACAAGTACAAATAATTCAACAGGAGCAGCCTATGGCAGACGTAGTAACAGTAGCCTAGATTAAAAGCACATTAACAATCCGTATCCATAGTCACCGCCAAGTTTAGTTCAGAAGGAGTTTAGTATGAGTCTAGATAAAGCAGGAAGTAAAGCAGTAGAAGATAATAGGAATTACCGCCCCTTGATTGAAGATGGTGGTTACTTCGTCCCCGTATCACACTTAGAATTGGATAGTTTGATAGGACGGCTATGCCAGTTGTTTGAATTGAATGGTGACGTAGAACAAAGAAATGCACTTAAAAGTGAAACGAAGCAACGTTGCAGAGACTGGCTAGATGCTCAGTACATAGAAAGTGGTTACGATAAGTGGACTGGCTTAGCAAAAGGCGTAGTCCCTCACAAAATTAGCAAATAATTAACCACAAATAATTAACCACTTGGCGGTGGTTACGGGTACGGATAGGAGAACAAATATGAGCGAGTTTATGCCAAAGATAAATCTAATAGACCGAGAGTTTGTAGTTACTGAACTAAAAGAAGTAGCAGGACGCTTCGGACGCTTCTTACTACAAACCCCAGAAGTTCACCCTTACATGAGTGAACACTATCGAGGTGCAGAGGAAATGCTAGCCACAGTACAACCAACACTCTTTGAGCAGATAGAGAGTGACTGATGCGTATCGAAGTGGATAACGCAGAGTATGAAGCCACACCAACCAACACGATTATCTTCATAGGCGAAACGCTTATAAACGGTATTTATACCGACCTCGACCCTGAACCAGACTATGTGATGATTCCTGCTACTCCTACAACGGGGTATATACAACTAGCCACCAACTTATACCAAGAGGGCATACCAGCCGTCCGTATAGATTCTTACGACCCTAATGCTGACCCGTATGTTCATATGATAGCTGGGATATGCAGAGCTTTTAGGCATGAGTTAGACAGGCTCGTAGTAGGTGATGAAGCCTGAACAAGTAGCAGGCATAGCGTGGGCAGGTATCATTGCTGGCGTTGCTGCCTACGACTACCTTGCACCAGAGGGCGGTACGTTATCCGAGGGTGTTGATTACGCTATCGAGAAGCACCCAATCGCTACCGTAGCAGCTATTGGTATTACCGCACTCCATTTGCTTAATGCGTACGAGGCTTGGGGCATTCAACACCTAGACCCTATCCACCAAGTAGCTAATCTAGCAAGGCGGAAGGTGAATGAGTGACTTTGAATACAACTTCTTCATACCCGAAGATATAGAACAATTCCCAGATAAACAACTGCAAGAAGCTGAAATGCTGGACTCTATCAATCAGTGGGTAAACTGTGGAAACATGACGAGAGATGAGGGTGATGAGGCTTTTCAGGACTGGTTAAATAGGCGTTAAAAGTGTATAATGTAGCTATTGCAAAGGACGTGTTCTTTAACAAGTAGTGGGTGTCGTGTTGGTAGTAATGATTCTAGTTAGCCCCGTGGCACCAGTTTACTAGGGACGTATTGCGGCAGGCTTACTACCATCACCATGCCCATTAACAAGTAGTGAGTAGTCTGGGGGGTACGCACGTTTACTAGTGACGTATTGCCGTTGAAAGATAAAAGCGGAGTAATTACCGTAATAACATTTGCGCCCCTCGCCAGTCTGCCCACTACCATGAAGATTAGATAGGGAGCAGTTCTGGATTAGCCACCAGTTACCCTCGAAGCGAGCTTGTCCGTGACGCTTTGACCTTTGAGGGGAATGTTACATACAGTTGGCGACTGGTTGACGGTTAATAGGCATCGTGAAAGGTGAGCAAGTTACGTATCGCAAGCCTGATGCCGCTCCCTATCTGCTCTCCATGAGCAGTGCTGTGCAGCCCAAGAAAACAGGAACACCAGTAGAGCTAGTTTAAGGCATGCTTTACCACTCCTGTTTTTTTGTTTGTGAAATACCTAACTGAACGTACTAATAGATGTACATATAATGACTAGCTGGCTTAGTGCCATAGCCAATCTCGTAAGGAATATAGCGACCATTCATATCAGTATATTCAACGGTGTTACCATGCACAGCGGTTATTAAAACCACATGAGTAGAAGTCCAACCCACAGCCCCCACTCTTGGGGTAGAGCCAGTTGGCCAGCCTTGCGAACGTGCAGCACTAAGCCAGTTGGAAGCATTGCCCCATGTATTAGGAATCTCTGGGCGTAGGTTCTTTATATACCAGACGCATTGCCCTGCTTCGTAGGCGTTGTTAGAGCTGTTCTGTGCCGTGTTTACGCTCGCACCTGATACATTACGCACCGCACTTGAAACAATCGCTTGACGGGCTTCTATGAGCTTCCTTTCTTTTAGCTTGGCGTTATTCTCTGGTATCACTATCACCTGTCCTACCTTTAGTTCGTCCTGATTCTTGAGCTTCTTGTTGGCGTAGTAGATACGCTTCCAGTCTGTCTTGTAATGCTTACCAATAGAAATAAGCGTCTGGCCTTTTTTAACTGTGTGCTTCTTAACTTTGGGTTTCTTTGGTTTCGGTTTCTCTATAACCGTTGGTACTACAGGTGGTGGTATCGGTTCAGGCTTTAGGATTTGTATTATCGTTCTGTCGGCTGGCTGTATAGCCTGAGCGCTGGCGGTGTTATTAAAAGTTGCCAGTGCCGCAATCGTTAAGACTGCTGCGCCTATTAGTTTACGAATAAATGTACCTCTTAATTAACCGTATTAGTTAAGCACGTTTGATAAACAATCACCAAGACTGTTAGCTTCTACTCATTTGCTTTTTAACTAACCAAGTAAAGTATCGTGCTGGGCTTTTACCAGTCTTAGCTAATTCTAAGCTTGACCATATCTGTGCTTCACTCAAGCTATTTGCTACTTTGCAATAGAACGCTCGGTATTGTTTATTGCCTAGTTGCTCGCATAGCTTATCTGCTATTTCGTCCTGCTTATTGTAATCGTAACTCACATTGTCATTGACATTGTTGTTTCTAATCGAAACTTCATTGTCATTGTTTAACATTGTTCCTAGTGCTTGCATTTTCGCTTGACTCCCAACCCCAAGGCAGGTAGAATAGAGGTATCTTGAATGACACCCCTAGTATCCGCTAGGGGATTTTCTTTTTGTTGATGATTTTCGGTTTATCAGTCTATAGCCTGAACGCCTGGGCTAGTCAATATCTTGAATGACGAGCTTGCATGTCATTGTAATGCAATGCTCGAATAAAGTAAACACGCTGTATGTAGCGTACTACTTCGGTTCATGTCCCATACAATGATACTTCGGATTCTTTCGCTTAATTAAAGGGTTCTTCTGCAAGCCACAAACTAAGCAGAGCCTTACTATTGTGATATTAAGCTCGCTATTCTACCTAAGTTGTACCCTACTACTACATCACCATCTATGACCGTCACTGGCGCTACGCTCATGCCAGACAGGTCAAAGGCTTCTTGACGCTTCTCTGGCTGTTCGTCCATGTTTATCTCGGTGTATGCCTTCCCCTTTTTATCTAGGTACTTCATAAGCTGGTGGCAGTATGCACATTGGTTAGTCGTATAAATAGTAATCATGTACCTATTGTACAGCAAAGAAAAAGAGCCGACTTGTGGTTGCGGCTCTTTCATAACTCTGGAGGGTAACCCAAAGTGTCGTGGGCGGTTCGGCAGAGCTACCCACAACGTCACCAATATATCACAAAAAAAGTATTTGTTTTAGCATAATCGTATGTTATACTGGTGTTACAACTTAAAAGAAAGGTTCGGCAACCATGCAAGACAACAAACAACGTAAGCCATTTGGTAAGAGTATGTGGATTGCGCTATGAACGTACCAGTAGTATATATAAGCACCTTCCCAGAGCGTGTATCAGTAGAGATGAACGGTATATGCAACCATGAATCTTATGAGTATGTTGAGATGGACTTTGGTTCACCAGACATGAGCGTAGGAGACTATGTAGAATCATGGCAAACAGTAGGCAAGTGTGAGCGCTGTGATGCTCTATACGACATTGAATTAGATATATGGGAGATTAAATAATGAAGAAAGACCCACACACAACATTAAGCGTCATTAACGACAGCCTTAAAGACCTCATTAAGAGTTTTGACGAGGGCATAACCTATGAACACCCTAGCTTCTTGACAGTTGCACAGCTTAAGGGTTTGCAAGGTTTTGTAGAAGATAAAGTAAAGGAGTACGCAGAATGAATGACAAACTACTAAAGATACAGCAAAAGCTTAAAGCACCAAAGAGCAACACTAACTCATTTGGCAACTATAAGTACCGTAGCGCAGAGGATATTTTAGAAGCCGTTAAGCCACTGGTTCATGCTGAGGGCTTGACCCTTGTATTGACTGATGAAGTTAGGAACATAGGACACGCTAACTATGTGAAAGCCACAGCCCTGCTTACAGACGGAACGAGCGAGCCATATCAAGTATCAGCATATGCACGTGAAGCTGAGACCAAGAAAGGTATGGACGAAGCACAGATAACTGGAAGTGCCAGCTCATACGCACGTAAGTACGCCCTAAACGGTTTGTTTGCCATAGACGATACCAAAGACCCTGACGGACAAGACAACCGCCAGCACGTAGCTAAAAAGGTTGCAGACCCATTAACCAAAGCTAAGAACGACCTGAACAAAATGCTAGAACTCTATAACTACGAATCACCCGAAGCAAAGCAAAAGGTAATTGACACAGTGTTAGGTAAATCAACAATAACAACTAAGCGTGAAGCTGATGAAGTCATGCAAGCGCTAGAGGACGGTACAATCTAATGAACGGACAATACCCATACCAATTTGACGAGCCGTGGCAGTTCACACCAGATGACCCACGCATTAACGAACTACCAGACGAAAGTGTACGTAGAGAGGGAGTGCCGTTCTAATGATTACAGCAACCAACAAACACACAGGCGAAGTAGTAGAACTCCCAGCCGATACACCAGCACAAATCATACAGGCGTGGCAGATAGCCCAAGAATATGAAAAGGTTAGCAAAGCGCTTAAAGACCAATTGAAAGAAATCGTACCAAGCTTAGTAGATGACGATAAATCTCTGAGCGAAGAATATAACGGCTACGCATTTAGGATTAGTAACATACAACGCATGAACTACGACAAGACTACCCTATTTAATGTAGTGAAAGACCAAGACCTGCTAAACGAAATGCTACAACCAGACAAGGCATATATAGACAAATGGCTCAAAGATAACGTAGAAACATCTGGCGAACTTGGAACAGAGCTTCGCAAGTCAATGGTAGCAGTAGGCAAACCATACCAAGTAATAAAGTTAGAAAGGCTCAAATGATACGCAAAATACACGACAAAGTATACGCAGCCCTATGGGACAAGAAAGGTAAATAGTGATATACTGTAGCTACAAACTAAAATACCCACAAGAAAGGATTGGTTTCTCATGGGCAATGCTACTATATCACAAAGAGACCCTATAACGGGGAGAATAAAAGGCAAACCAAAAACGCTTTTTACTTGCCCTTTGTGCAACTCTGAATACCTAGAATATGAAAGCAATAAAAGAAAGTTTTGTTCTAAAGATTGCTACATACGATACCAAAAAACCACTGACTTACCAGGAAGATACAAAAAGGGACATCAGGGTATGTTAGAAGATGAACACCCTAATTGGAAAGGAGAAAACGCTTCATATAGTGCAAAGCATTATTGGGTAAGTAGCCGTTTCGGCAGACCAAGTAAGTGCGAGTTTTGTGAGACAGAGGATTCACCAAAATATGAATGGGCTAACGTAAGTGGTAATTACATTCGTGAAAGAAGCGACTGGAAAAGATTATGCAAGAAATGTCACATAGCGTTCGATAGAGTGCCAGAAAGAAGCTGGGCAACAAGAGAAGTTAAGGGCAACGCTAGAGGCTATAAAATTGCAAGAAAGACCCACTGTAGAAGAGGTCACGAATATAATAACCAAAACACTTACTACCATAACAACTCACCATATTGCCGTCTTTGTAGAAAAATAAGAGATGATAAAAGGAGAAGTGATGCTAAAGATTTACGACAGCGTTTACAAGATACTAAGCAGTAACCCTGCAGCAAGAAACAGTGATAAGGTACTAATTTTAGAGATGTGGCGTATGCAAGACTTGCACCTTACACCAGACCAGCAACAGAAGTTTATGGAAGTCTCTAGCCCAGAAAGCATTAGACGAGCACGCCAAAAGATACAGGAAAACGGTGAGTTCCTAGCAGATGAAAAGGTGCAAGCCAAACGTGAAGAACTAAGACAAGAAGTAGCTGGTGAAGCTGTAGCACCAAAGGTTGAGGCTAAGGCAATTAGCTGGCTGGATAAGGAAGATATGTAATGAACAAACTAGAAAAGGAAGCAATGACCTATGTTGTCACAGAAGAAAACAAATCAAGACGCAGAGCTATCCCAGCGAAAGATAAACGTGATACTAAGCGTTCTGCTGTTCGTGCAAACCGTAGCAGGGCTTTCAATAATAACGTACTTGTTAAGGCGGTAACTATGAACAAAGAAATCATTATCTTTACAATTGGAGTTTGGTTGTCTGGCTTCATGGCAGCGAGAGGTATGGCGTTTTGGAGCTTACTGATATTCATACTAGCGATACTCACCCCTGCTGTATCACTAATGATTAAGATAAATAATAGAGAGGAAGAATAAGATGGCAGGAAGCAAAATTGGTGGCAAACGTGCTGCAGAAACTAATAAACAAAAATATGGCGAGGACTTCTACCGTAACATTGGCGCTAAAGGTGGCAAGGTTGGAACTACAGGTGGGTTCTTCGCTAACAGAAAACTCGCTAGTGAAGCTGGTAGAATCGGAGGGTTAAAGTCACGTAGGACAAAGAAATAATACAATTCTACAACACTCTACTCTGTTGTGTATGCTTGACATGTAACACCAGTAAGACTATAATTGAGCTTGTAAACATAACGAAAGGGTAATCAAATGAAAGACTACACAGAAACAGTTGAAGAAACAATGCCAATCATCATCAACGACCTAGAACGAATGAACGGTGACGACAAGCTCAACTACCTCTACACACTACGAGATGAAATCAACAAGCTTGTAAAGCAAAACCGCAAATAACAAACAAAGGAAAACAAAAAATGCAATTCACCCTAATAGAAATCATACTAACACTAATGGCTGGCATAGCTGCTGGCTGGTACTTGAAAGGATAATCAATGGAACAGAAACACTGGAGCATAAGATATGTGAATGACGATACACGCCAATACATACGCATGTACGCACTTGAACATAACATTGGCATTGCAGAGGTCTTAGACCTGCTTGTAGAAGCCCACAAGATGGTGAGCGAAAACGTATGAAGTCTTGGCTTGTAGTGATAGGCGTGGGATTACTGCTTGCCCTTGCCCTACCGTACATACTAGAAAACGCAATCTTCACAGGAATAAAGACAGGACGTAACCTATGAACTGCAACTGCACACTATGTGCTAATGGACATCAAACTAACCCAACAGTAGAGGAGTGATTTATGGATAAACAAGAATTGTGGGAGTTGATAGAAAGACATGCGCCTAACCTATCAGATGATATAGGTTGGGGTTCGATGGACTCATTATGCGACGAAATACTCGAAGGGTTCAACGGCAAGTCACAAGCTAAGTATAAAATCCCTGGGCTTGAAGAAAGTGTTGCCAAACTCAATAGCCTAACTATCCGTACCCCAACTAAACACGAAAGGAATTGAACATGAGCTATAGAATACTTGCACACCCCAAAAGTCGTGACACTTATTTAGACGAAACTGAGTACACAGATATAGACACAGCTGTGAACAATGCGATCGCACTTGTTTGTGGTGACGACTTTCTAATTGTAGAAGTCGTTGACTGGAAAGCGGTAACGACATGACCCAACCAAGCGATAACGACGCTAACTATGTACAAGCTTCTTGGAACTGTGAGAAATGCAAAGATACTCACTTAGGCAACTGCCCCAATATAGCAGTGAGCATGACAACTACAGCTAAGCCACAAAGCGATGAGCTGCTATACAGCAACTTTGGTGAGTGGCTAGAGCAAAATGGTGTGACACTTGGCAAGTGGGGCGATAAAGGATTCAAGGCTGAAATAGACCTTAACAAACTAAAGATAGCAATCATTGAAGCTATCACCCAACAAACGCAAGAGGCACACAAAAACTGCATAAGCCTCGATAGATTTAAGTTTTTGATGAAACGCAAAGTAGAGTATGACGAAGCAGGTTATGTTTTCGCAAAGCAACTTCTAGAAGAACTAGGAAAAGGCAATGACTATGCTATCAAAGCCAACACTAATAAGGAAGGACAACATGATGAGTAATACGATTAACATAGACGATTTTTTAAGTGAAGATGAGAAAAAAGAGATAGCAGTAAGAGTGTTTACAGGAAAACTTGAGAGTATTAGTCAGGCTGAAATCGAAAGGATTGTGTCAAATAACGCATACGCAATAGCTCAAGAATTAGTAGACAAGAACTTTGGAGATGAGTACAAAGAATCAATAAAAACCAAACTGCCAAAGATAATTGACGGACTAAGTTCTTACACAGTATTTGATAGAGGCGATAGTTACGGTGCGTTCAGAAAAGAAGCGACTATTGCATGGAAGACTGTTGAAGATACGGTCAAAGCGAATCACGGAAGTATCGAAGCTAGGGTTATAAACATCTTAGAAAATATCGATGAAACCACGCTCAGAGAAAAAATAAGCGAAGCCGTATATATAGCAGTCACAGAACCTCTGAAGAAGAAAGGACAATAACACATGGCAGGGATAGATGATGAGCTGA